AAGAGCAAAGTGCTTTAGATCAAGTGAATGAGATACTACAGAAGAAGGGTGGCATGGCTTAGGTTTTCGTGTTTATGGTGGGGGTAACCTCTGACAGATTAATATATATAAAAGAGGGGATATGGTTGAGTTCTTTAAAAAGATACGTCCTCAGATAATACTGGCGATATTCGTACTGGGGCTTATTAGTACTGTTGCTCTTCTCAGGGATGGGGAGCAGTACATTGCCGTGGTAACTGGATGTACTGGTGGTATTATTGCTCTTGGAATGAAGTTACTGGACGGGGAATAGTTTTGGCCGATCGGACAAAACGAGTTTAAACCTATCAGTTTAGGGAGTCTTACATTGATAGTTTATGACCGCAACACTGCAACACTCGGAGTTTAAACTAGAGTTATGTTGCTAGTATGGCAACATTTACTAGTAAAGGCACTAGTTCCTATCAGTTAAAGCATGGGTACATTGATAGTAAAAGGGGAGTTTAAACTAAATGCGTTCGCGAACGAATAAACGAAAGAAGGGGGTTGGATATGCCGAAGGTAGGTAAGAAGCATTATCCGTATACTGCGAAAGGTAAGGCTGCTGCCAAGAAAGCATCCAAGCGTACTGGACAGAAGATGACCAAGAAGAAGAAGTACTAGGTGGATGCGGTAGCGGAGAAGCTATATGATCTGGTTGGTTTCCATCCTACTGAACTGCAGGATAAGATACTTGGCTCTGATAAGAGGTTCATCCTTGTGGCAGGGGGCGAGCAGGCTGGTAAGTCGATGGTGGCATCGAAGTTCCTGCTGCAGAGATTCATGCGGGATGAAAGCCCCGGACTGTACTGGCTTGTAGCTGCGGACTATGAGCGTACCCGTGCTGAGTTTGAGTATCTATCTGAGGACTTTACAAAGATCGGCATACTTACTGAAGTAAGTAAGAGGGTCGATCCCGGTAGGATAATTCTGGCAGATGGGACACGAATCGAAACCAAGTCAGCCAAGGACCCAAGAACACTTGCAATGCGAGCGCCCAATGGTATCGTTGGCTGTGAAGCGTCACAGCTTGATCTGGAAACCTTCTACCGAATGCGGGGAAGGTGTGCGCCGAAAGGTGGGTGGCTCTTTCTTGGTGGCACGTTTGAAAGTTCTCTTGGATGGTATCCTCAGACTTTTACGGCGTGGGAGTCGGGGGTAGGGGACGAGCAGAGTTTTTCCCTTCCCAGTTACTCGAACCACCACCTGTATCCCGGTGGACGTAATGATCCTGAGATAAAAAGACTGGAGTCTGTGGCTAGTGATGATTTCTTTATGGAGAGGATTGAGGGAAAGCCAGTACCGCCTAAAGGACTGGTCTTCAGTGATTTTCGGGCATCAATCCACTCCGGCGAAGTTGATTATGTCCCCGGTGAGCCTGTGCATATTTGGATTGATCCCGGCTACGCTGGCGGTTATGCTCTGGAAGCGGTACAGATCATAGATGATTCCGTCCGTATATTTGATGAAATCTACGAGATCGGTCTGGTAACAGAGGAAATCATAGAAAAGGCCATCAGTAAACACTGGTGGAAAGATGTACAGTACGGTGTAATTGACATCGCAGGCTACCAGCATCAGGCTATGCCTGCCCCCGCAGAGATTTGGATAGCTAAAACAGGGCTGTATATGAGTTCCGAGAAGGTCCAGATCAATGATGGGACGGAAAGATTGAAGAGTTTTCTGAAGGTGGACCCTATTAGTGGATACCCTAGGATGCATATTGACCATAAATGTCTGGGCATCCTGTCGGAATTTGGTGCAGTACCCAATCCATTCGATGGTCAGACCCGTGCATACACGTGGAAAATGGATTCGTCAGGTGCAATAGTGGGACAAACGCCGGAAGATAAGTATAATCATGGCATAAAAGCTGTGATATATGGTCTTGTAAACCAGTTTGGTTACGGATATGTAGCCAACCGCAATAAGATTATGGTGCGCCATTGGTAGCTAGAACAGCAGATCAAATTTCAAAACTCGTAGATGACCACTATGATTCCACCTATCCCTTCAGGGCTAGGATGCAGGAAGATTATGATCTATATACTCTTACTGATTACGATGCAGGTGACGGATATGAGTCATATACATCCAATGAGCCGAGAACCTATGCCGACAAGATAGTCTCATGGCTCTCTGCTGCGGAACTCACGATCCGTATTCCCAACATAGAGGAAACCCGTGAGCGCCGTGAGATGAATGATGCCAAGGAGAAGTTCCTTATAGGAGTTCTCACTGGTGCTGACGAGAGGCTGAGGCGAAGACTTCAGCCCTCTCTCAGAGAGCAGATAGCTTGGTTCATATCTCTCCGTGGATGGTATGCAGGAAGAGCATTACTGCACAAGGACAGTGAGGGAAAGACCCAGATAGATATCACTCCTTGGGATGCCATGCATACTTACTGGTGCGAGGGGGAGGAAGGACTTGACTGGGCATGTTACAAGATTCAGAAGACCAAGGGAGAGGTTCTCTCCCAGTATGGTGTGGAACTTGAAGCACAGGATGATGAACTTCCTGTGGATGTCTATGACTTCTATGACAGTGAACACAATATTGTCTGCACTGGAGATAGGATTCTGAAGTCCGCCACCGTTCACGGTGCAAACCGTGTACCTGTATTCATAGGCATGGTAGGACCACAGCCTCTTATCCAGAATATAGACAGCCAGACCCGCAAGGACACTATTGCCGAATACGGTGAGTCTGTCTTTGCCAGTAACAGGGGACTGTACGAGAACCATAACTTCATCATGTCTGTCATGATGGAGATGGTTTCCCGATCTAGGAAGCAGGGAATCAAGATCATGTCCAGAGATGGACAGAAGACCCTTGATGAAGACCCTTACAAGGCAGGGGCAGAGGTCGCTCTTGGTCAGGGAGAGGATGTTCAGCCTCTGGGACTCATGGAAGTAGCCAAGGAGACTGGTGCGTTCATGGGCCTTGTTGCAGGAGAACTACAGCGTGGTGCTATTCCCCACTCGGTATATGGTGACCTCCAGTTCCAGCTATCGGGATTCGCAATCAATACTCTCAGGCAGGGAATAGATACAATCCTCTCGCCTAGGATCACGGCTATGGAAGATGCCTATACACAGATAACACTTCTTATCTGTGACCAGTATGGCAGCGGTTCTTATGACCCGATAAGTGTTTCAGGCAGGGACAAGAACAGGATGTATTTCTCGGAGACAGTAGAGCCGGATGCTATCCACATGGCAGGGATGCCTGAGATCAGGATAGTCAGCCAGTTGCCTGAAGATGATATGTCACGCATGTCTATGGCACAGATGGCAAGAGAAGGCCCAACCCCGTTACTATCAGATATATATGTACGAGATAAGATACTCGGACTACAGGATGCAGACTCAATAGAAGACTCTATCAAGGAGCAGATGGCTGAAAGAATGCTGCCTGAAGCCTCCCTGTGGACAATACTGTCTGCTACTGAAAACAGGGGTCGCCCCGATCTGGCACAGTTCTACTACGGTGAGCTTATGTATCTACTTCAACAGAAGCAGATGATGAGAATGCAGAGTATGATGCCACAAGCGGGGCCATCTCCAAACGGTAGTACTCCAGTACCCGGAGGGGGTGGTCCCCCAACTGCAAATCCTGCGGTTATGCCCAATGCAATGATGGGCGTACCCCCGCCTATGCCCACCCCACAGGGTGGACCTAATGTTCCACCCGGATCACCACGCCCTAACGGACAGGGTGATGAAGAGACTCTGAGGAGACTTGGGCTTGCCGGACCTAGGGGTGGATAATGTGGGAAGTATACGGACGTAAAAGCGGAAATATTGTCAGGTCAAGTTATTCCTCTAGTGGAAATGTAGAGGATGAATTTTTATTTGAGAATCCCGTAGTCCATAACCAGAAAAACTACAAGCAGTGGAAGAAGTCTTTAACTGATATTGAGAAAGAAGTAGAGGCTATTGTAAGGCCACCCGTAACAATGGGTGGTGAGTTAGACCCTACTACTGGGGGACAGTACTATACTGGTGAGCCAGTAGAAACTCAAGCACAGGCGGTAGCTAGAATAGCTGGTTCACAACCTCTTGACCCAACAAAAGTTTTTGGATCAACTGATCCTGTTGCTCAATTTGAAGACCCGGCTATTTCTCTCGATCCGATTGCAGATGTTAAGAAGGCTATTGAGACTATTGCCAGTATTCCTGAAGTTGTAAAACAGGCTCCTGCTGAATTACAGCAAATAATACAGTCACTAGCACCTGAACCCGAAACATATATTGGCCCTCCCAGTGAAGTTGAAGACTTGTTGAGGACTGCCGGACCATACCAACCACCACCATCAGCAGATCAGCTTTTAAAAGCAGAACTGATTCCTACGACTACTCTGAAAGATGTTCTTACTGCCTTCCTAGGAAAGCCTAATCAGGCGATGTGGAAAATACAGATGGAGCGTCATAGGAAAACTCTAGAATGGTTTGCGAATTTAGATACAGCAGACCAGTTTAATGTAATGAATAGTGATGAATTTACAACTCAACGAGATAGTATCCTGTCCTTACTTAATGCTGGCAATAACCAGTTCAGCAATGAAGAAGCCTATAAGGAGTTATTTCAAGAGTTTAATCTTAGGTTTAACTATAAAGAACTTACTGATCTTCTGCATGATGTAAGTAAATTTACTCCACCTACACCTACTACTGTTATAGGTAGTGGTGATGGTGGGACAGGAAGAAAGCCTGTATACAAGCCTATTGAACAATTAGGGTGGCGTGATTCCTATCAAGGATTTGCAAATCAGCACTCTCTAGATAGTCCGGGTGAATATAAGTGGGTTATCGAACAGGGGCTATCTAATAATCCACTCTTACGTACAGCACAGACTCAATTCTTAGCACAGAGTGATTATGATGTGAATACGAAAGATGAGGAATTAAAGAACTTACATCTGGCTAATGTTCAGCGTGGCTTTGTACCTGAGACTACTGGTAATCCATATTTATCTTTTCTAGAAACATATACACCTCTTCAGGGACAGGACTTAATCAATACTATTGATAGTATTATTACTGATGTTAATGCTCCGGCAGGCACAATTGATCAGAATGAAACCAAGCGATTGATGCGCCAGATGAGATTTGGGATTGCTGATCAGGCAGAGCAAACACAGCAGCAATTGGTGGCATTGCCAATACTAGAACATACAGCACCTGCTTTAAGAAATGAGATTGCTAGTGTATTATCATCATTACATAGCAACTGGATGATGAGTCCTGATAGAACAGCAGGTGAGAACTGGTTAGAATATGCTAGAGATAGAGAATATTTTGGAATGGTTCCCAAGGATTTACTGGGTAAGTAGGAGTTAATAATGGCAACACCTATAGAAAATATGTTGGCTGGGTATGATCCGGGAGCAGATGTTCCATTAGGAACAACATATGATTATTGGTTACGTAATGCTCTTGGTGGTAGTCCTTTAGCCTACCAATATGGTCAGTCGATGGCCCCTCAGCAGGCACTGCAGTATCTAAGTGCGCCAATGGCAGGATATGGTACTACTGGAAACTTCCAAAATTATATTCCTGCAGCAAAAGATATTACTAATCCATTTATGTCATGGCTTGGAGGACCATCTTCTCCCACTGACTTTACACAGATATTGACACCCGGACGTTCCCCTATGGGACTTAGTTCTCCACTAGGTGCACAAGGATGGATGAATCGTGCAATGGATGTTAGCCAAGCAATGGCTTCTGGCAATCCAATGGGTATTCAGCCTGAACTTCGAGAGGAAATGCTTACCAGATTTGGTGCTGGTAATGAAGCATCAGAAGAAAGACAAAGACAACTGGCATATGCTCCTATTATGACAGGAGTATCGCAAGCTCTTAGGGGAGAGGTTGGCAATGTTCTTCAACGCATGTTTCAAAACTGGAAGGTTGAAAGGACTGATCCGACACAAGAATTTTTAGATTATGCTATGCAGAGAGGAGAAGGAACGGGTAGAGGACTCTGGCAAAGATTTGGATTAACGCCTCCCGGTACGGCTAGTGATGTAACTCCTCAAACTAGATATCTAGATATATAACTTAAATGGTTGATACAGCAAATCCTTTCTCAGCATGGTTAGGGGATCAAGAAAATCCCTATATGGACCTGCTTGGGGAAGCACCTCAAGCAGCTTATCATAGCTATCAGTCTGACTGGGCTTCTCCCAATCAGCAGCAGTATTACCAGAACCAGTTCCAGAATGTATACAACCAGTATCTAGGTTCTCTTGGCGCATCCTTAAGACAGGGTGCTGCAGGAGGAGAGGGCGCACCGACAGTAAAAGAAGCGATCTCGCCAACCTTTACGGATTATCTTGGAAACTACGATTGGACAAATAGATATACATCGTTACCACCTGCTATGCGTGGAGACTTTACATCCCAGTTTAATCCCCGTACAAGACAAATATATTTCTAGGAGGGAACCGTGGTAACCTCTCGGCTCTCCGACTTTCGGGAATTTCTCGAAAGAAATATAAGGTCTGAAATCAGTGAGACTGGCGATCTACTCACTGGTCAGCAATGGACTCCCTTCTGGGGCAGCGTTGGTAATACCTTTGATACTTTTTTAGAGACTTTTGCTGCAGGCAATAAACCTCTATATCACACCTCTCAAGTTCTAGATAAGATTAATCGCCCGTGGGAAGAGCCACGGCGTACAGGCTTCTGGGATATTCCTCCTGAGAAATATCAACGTCCAGAGATGCTAGTTGGCACTACTCTTGTCTCAAATCCTGAGCATGTTCAATTTAGTGATAGTTCAACTATAGGTAGTCAACAAAAGATAAATGCTGGTTTATCGTTATTTAACTCAGACTATGAAACTCTGATACGTGAAGGGAAAAAAAATCCTGAACTTATATTAGATGGAAGTAATGTTAGAACACAGGATTTGATTGATAAGCTACAAAGTGAAAATGTAGCAACTCCTGAGTTCTTAGAACCTCTGCTAGAAAGAAGAAAAACAGATAGCAGAACGATTGTTAATCTTCCTAAACAATGGGCAGCCAGTACTAATGAAAGGAAACGACGCTGGTATCAAGAGAACGAGGAAGTTAAACAACTTCTTATTAATGATTCAAACTATGAATTAGATGATCATATCCCAGCAGAATTTAATAGTGAGATTGCTGCGGGAAAAGCAGGTAGATGGGAAGGTCAAGCATATGACAGTACAACCTTTACCAAGAATACTGTTATTCCTACACAGGAATTTATAGGAGAAGTTTCTGGATATACATTCTTGGAAGATACGAGAGCTTCCATACATGATTATGGTTATCAAAGTGGCAGGATTGAGCAAATACCCGGAGTTATTGCAGGTAGGCTTGCAGGAAATGTTCTAACACTGGGACAGGCTGAAGCCTATGCAATGGGTTCTTATGTTAAAGATGATATAGAGTTTACTATTGATCAATTAACAATGAGCAGTGTAGGTAGTGCTATTGTTACTGGTCCGTGGAAATCTACTCTTCCTCCTCTTCGTACCTTAAGACCTTATCTTAGAACTCTTGTCAAGCAGAATTGGCGTGACCTTAGTTGGATAATTGGTAAAAATCCTAGTATTGATATGGGAATGTTTAAGAATCCCGATGTTCTTAAATTCTATACTGCATTTAAGAAGGGTGGAGCCGATGCGGATCAGGCTGAAGCATTCTTAAATATAATGGCTAATAACAGTATGAGGGAAGGCCATAGCCCATCAAAAATATTTGAAAGTACAGAAATAGTTGCGATGCCCACTGAAACTAGCATGGGTGTTTTTCGTGATGCTAATACAGATAGCTTCTTTACCTTTAAGCATCTTGAAATTCCCGGTGGTAATAAGCGGTACTTCAAAGTAGAGGGTAAAGAAGAATATTTTATTAGGGAAGCTGCAGGGTTAGAAGATACATCATTAAGAAATAAACAGTTAGTAACTAGCGGGTTAGAGGAAGCATTTCAGATAGAAAAGAATGCAGGTAAAACTTCTCTGAGTAGAAAAGAATTACTAGGTTCTTCTAATACTGATAAGGGTATCCTATGGGAAAATGATCGTTACGCAAAACAGGGATTA